ATAGCACGATGAACAAGTTGAGTTTTTCTTTAATCTTAGCTTACTTCCAGTAATGCATTTTTGTGCTGGTATACTGAAAGAGTAAGACGGCATTTTAGACGGCACGCTTAACGTGCCTAATTTATTTTCTAATTCTTTTATTTTCATAAGGCCTTTAATTTGTATCATAATTTAAAACAATGCAAGCAAAAAAAAGCCTAGGTTTTTAGGCCTAGGCTTTAGTCTTATGAAAAACGGCCTTTACTTTTTGCCGTATAGAAAAAAATTCATTTCTTCTAAAGAGCTAGGAAATAACTCACTAGCTTTTTTTACTGTATTTAGATTAGAGCTTTTTTCTATGTTTTTGTTTTCTTTTATTTTTGCCATAATTAGAACTTAAAACTATTTAGAAAATAATTGCAAGTTTTTTATTGACGAAAATTAATTTTGATCATAAAAAGTGATTTATGGATAAAATAACATATAACATAGCTATGGCAGAAGCTGAGAATCATTTTTCAAATCGTGCCGAAAAACTGGAGATGCAAGAACTTCTCCACATCTGTAAAACAGATCCTTCAGTTACTGTATTAGATGCAGTTATCAGAGCTAAACAAATAGTCAGAAACCTACTTCAGCAGGAATTAGATGCTATAAAAAATAGCGAATACAATAAAATAAAAATTGGTCAAAAAGTAAAACATATTGATCAAGACATTACTGGCGAAGTCATAGGTTTTGATTGTGGCGAAAAACTTGTCATTAAATTAGATGATGAGGAAACTACACTTGTATATCATCATAGAGATTTGGAGGTGAAAGATGCCTAACTGGTGCAGTAATTATTTAAGAGTCTCTGGAGATATTCCAGAGCTTGTTGAAAAATTCTATGAGACGGCTAAAGGCAAAGGTCTTTACTGGGATAAGAGTGGAGTCACTCGAAATACTGATGAAAAGACTGAAACCCAAGCTTTAGATTTTTCTCAGTTTCTATATCCCGATGGAGTCAATGGAAGCTTTAGCGATGTCGGATGGAACTGGTGCATTGATCATTGGGGAACAAAGTGGAATGCCTGCTTTGTTGAATGCTCTAAAGATAGTAATCCAGAAAGCAGTCAATTTGGCGTAAGCTATAATTTTGATACTGCTTGGTCTCCTATGTCGACAGAGCTAATTGTGGCTATGAAAAAGCAATTCCCTAGTCTTAGCTTTCATTATGAATTTAGTGAGTCTGGATGTGGATTTTATGGCTCTGCTGATGATGACGGAGAGGTATTTACTTATAGCTATCTGGAGCAGGATGATATCTGGTCAACTATTGATAAGCTATTTGATATCGGTTACTATAAATACGATGACCAGTACGATCCAGAGGAACAGAGAGAGGTAGCCTATGACGAGGTCTTCGAAATGTATGAAGGTCTTATCTGGGACTCCGAATGTGACCACGAAATCGATGCCGAAGAACTATATAAGCACATTACTGCAATGTGGGAATTTGAAAAACAAACAAACCCTAAAGGAGATAATGAATAATGATATTTGTACTCGTTATCTTCTTACTCATAGTGTTTTTGTTAGATTTTTAACTGCACACTATTACAAACCTGCCGTAGCCTTTTTGAGATAACTATCACTGTTATCGCTACCGATGTTAAAGCAATTATACTCAATACTAATATGGGTGTCAAGCCAAAAGTAGCTTGGCATCCTATAACCCACTTATAATCAACGAAATAAAATGTTTAAAATATACTTAATAGATGAAAATCATACAGAAGGTTGCCCATCGATGTACACAGATGAGCAATTTATGGATATCGCCGAATCTCAAGGATTCGTTTATAGCTTAGAGGACTTTCAAAAGCACTTCAATAATCAAGCACTAGATGTAGATCAAGATTATCACTGGATTAGATTTATATGTCCGAACATCGAGAAGGAGGCACAATGAGCAACGAATTATGTAAAGCATACATCTTTTACAAATGGAATCCAAGCGATACTGTATCAGATGTATTAGACAAATGTATAGATGGAACTGATACCATTCATACTGAAATATCGTTCAGAACAGATGGAGTCGTTTTAACTAAAACTGATTGCAAAATATTTGATGCAAACAAACATATACTAAAACTATCTTACGAAGATTTCGTCAATCTTATGATGTCAAATAAGATCGAGGGAGATTTGTACGATTGGGAAGAGGGAGAATAGTAAAATGCCCGAACCACAACCAATAACAACCGAATTTGAGGTGACTGAGACCTATAAAGTCATAGCACCATTCAAAGCCCAGGTGGAGGAAGCCGTTAGCACTGGTGACTTTTCATCTGTCGAACTAGTAATGATCGATCGCAAAATCAATATCGAACCAACATATTAATATGCAAAATAACAAAATACCATTCTACATCTACCCAGACGGCATAGCTGACTCTATGGGTCAAGATGAATTCATCCTAGTTAGAAATAAGCTAGGATCGCTCGACACAAAGTTTGTCGGAGATTTAGTCAAAGGAGATTACTACTGCCAGAGAATACCTGCGCCCATTCCACCACGAAATGCAGATGACATTCTTCAATACATCGCCAAAAACGGCCTATCATTCAATTATCTACTTGATGAGGACAAACATAGCTCAGAATATTATAAGGCTCTGGAGGTCACTAAAAAGAGTTTTTTAGGTGTATCTGACGATGTGGTGTGTATGGTTGATTATAGTGAAAACTGTATCCGTGAAGCCATTGAACCCCTAATGGATATGGAGGAGCTATAGTGTCGAATATTGAACCTACTTACAATGAGAAACGAGACTTATCATTCATTAACAAATACTTCATTGACCCTTCAGATGCTTGTGCTAGGAAGAAGATGGAGAACAGGAAACTTATGGACGAAGCTAAACGGCTCACGAGCATTTTCTATACGAAGGGAATGCTAGTTTACCCTAAAAATTATATCAAATACCCAGAGTAATTTGACAAGTGCCACTACGGAGTTTATACCTGGTGGCACTTTTTTATGGCACACTTTTACTCCTCGACAAAAGAACCCACTTTTCTGGAAGATATCCAGACTCCTGCACAAGCCAGAAAATCTGGCAAAGCATATCCAAGCGTGACCACTGTATTGGGTATAATTAAAGATGACTTTTTGGATTCTATCTATCAGCCCAGAGAGATGGTAAGATTGGCCAGAGAATCTGATGCCGACTGGCAACAAATTAAAGAGATGACCTACGGCTTCCGTGAGCATCCTTTTACTGGCGAGTTGATACCTAGCTCAGAATTTGGAACGGCCGTCCATAAGCGTATAGAGGAATGGCTCCTAGATGGGTACATAACTGCAAGCGCTTTTGATGATTGGGCCAAACCATTTATCGACTGGGTAGAAGAAAATAATGTCGAGGTTATGGATTGCGAATATATCATATCAGATAGTCGATTGAAGATCGCAGGATCAGTAGATTTTATAGGCCGATATCCAGATGGAAAAGTATTTTTGGCCGACTACAAATGCCGTAGTTGTGAGGACAAAGGAAAGTTCTATGCAAAGGACTGCAAGCAGTTAGCAGTAGAAAGCTATATGTTTGCTAGAAAATTTAAATTGGATTACTACCCAGAAATCAGATCAGTATGTATCTGTACAAATAGTGCCACTCATTATCACAAGGTCTGGACTGCTTCTGAGTTCGACCACTATTTAGAATGTGCGAAACTGTCAGCAAAGGTTTACTGGCAAGAGCGTATGCATAAACCAAAAAAGAAATAATATGGAAGAACAATACGAACCACAAAAGATAAGATTCGAGGAATTAGATGAATGCATTATTGGTGAAGACCAGAATGGATTCTATGTTTACTCCTGGGAGAAAATGATGGATTACTTTCAAAAAGAACAAGGTATGTCCGAAGAAGAAGCCATAGAATGGATCGATTATAATGTAGTCGGATGTATGGGTGGTATGGGTTTTGTAATGAATTATCCAGTGTATGATCTAGACGATGAATAAATACGAGATCATATACAAACACTTTGATATGCATCCAGATTATAGAGGCTATCAAGTTAAGTGGGCCAGAGATAAGGCACAGGCCGTAAAATATATTTGCCCAACAAAGCCAACCAAAGATGGATACGGCACAACTAAGAAAGGAGCGAGGATACAGATTCTAGAAGTCAATGAATTACCCCTTGAATAAATCATATCGCAAATGCAATAAATGCAAAAAACTTTTACCCTTAACTCAATATCACTCAAATGGAAAAACACCTAATGGAAAGAAAAAATACAAGACTTACTGTAAAGAATGTAGTAAAAACCAGAGGGTTGATATCTACAGAGAAGCTATTGAAAAATACTTTGGAGGTTTTAAATGCCAGAGATGTGGGTTCGAGGGACAACCATCGCAGTTTGACTGTCACCACATTGATCCCAGTACAAAGACAGCTAATGTATCGAAGCTCAGAAGTCAGCCCAAGAAACTTTACCAGGAGATGCAGAAATGTGAACTCCTATGTGCTAACTGTCATAGACTAACATATAATGAGAACAATAAAATTATTGAGTAAAAAAGCTAATGAAGTACGTTCCACAAAAAAACCTAAAAACGTACAGAGAAAAAAATAAACCTAGAATTTGTCCTTTGCTCAATTGTGAGACAAAGGATTGGGTTGTGGATCATTGCCATTCTGGTGGTACGATAAGGGGTGTCGTATCATCAGAGGGCAACGCCTTTCTGGGTAGAATAGAAAACGCTCACAAACGTTTATCAAAGAAAGCAAGACATTGTTCTTTGCCTACAATGCTCAGAAGTATGGCTATGTACCTTGAGAAGCCTAGTAGTAACTTACTACATCCAGAAGGCTTTAGACAATTGTACAAAAGATTTTCTCGCTTGGATAAGGCCACTCAGCTTGACATACTGATGAAGCTCGGTATAAACAGGGAGTTAATCCAAGCTTGTAACAATAGTTTGGATAGAACTAAACTATATAAATCATATCTAAAAAATGACTAAAAACATTAGACAAAAACTGCAAGGGATACAATCAGCCCTTAAAGCTCCTAAGGGGCAAACCAATAAGTTCGGTGGCTACAAGTATAGATCAGCCGAAGATATTGTCGAAGCAACAAAACCATTACTTGGCGAATGGGGATGCATATTAACAATCAGTGATGAAGTTGTTGAGATCGGAGGTAGAGTATATGTAAAAGCTACGGCTTGCATTACTGATACTGAGCACGATAACTCTATCTTTACAACGGCTTATGCTCGTGAGGCAGAAGTTAAGAAAGGTATGGACGAAGCACAGATTACTGGATCAGCATCGTCTTACGCTCGTAAGTATGCATTAAATGGATTACTATGTATTGATGATACAAAAGATCCAGATGCAACTAACGATCACGGAAAGAAAAGCAAACCTGTCGCAAGAAAACCAAGAATCACAGAAGAATCTTTTAATTTATAACTTTCTTATTAAGGGGCACAGGGTCGTAAGGTTCTGGGTCGTGGTACTGTCCTTTTATTTGAATTTGCGGGCAGTACCACATAAATTTATTAATATATATAATTATGGAATACGATAACAGTAATAAAGGTGCTCTCTTTAAAAACGAGAAGCAAAACGATCGTCAGCCCGATTACCGTGGCCCGATCAATGTAGACGGCAGTGAGTACGAACTTAGTGCCTGGGTTAAACAAAGTGACAAGGTGGGTTCATTCCTATCTATCTCAGTTAGCCCAAAAACTGAAAAAGGTGGAAGCCTTAAAGCCAAAGAAACTAAGGCCGAAGAGCCACTACCTTTCTAATGGCTAGACATCTACCAGATTCTGGAGCAAGGACAGCATTCGATACGGGTGCTGTCCGAGACTCTATGAAAGGCAAAGGCTTTCCAAGTATGATACCCACTTGTGCAATTATGGCTATGGCGCGCCGATTTGAAGATGGTGCGACCAAGTACGGCCCAGATAATTGGAGAAAGGGTATTCCTACTTCTAGATATTGTGATGCTACTTTTCGACATCTAATGCAAGCTCGTGATGGTGATACCTCAGAAGACCACTTTGGAGCAGTGCTTTGGAATGTCGCTTGTTGGATGTGGACACTTAAAGCCATAGAAACCAACAAGTTACCCAAAGAATTAGACGATATTCATAAGGACTAATTTTACCTTTATGGTATATTGGAAACCTATGACTACTCAATTCCTTAACACAATAACTGATGGGGTTGATCTAGCTAACTACTTCGTAAAGGAGATAACTAGTGATACCGACTACAACACAAAGAAAAAAGAAATTAAGTACTTACACCAGACGGTGAGTGCGCTAAAAGAACAGATTAATGATTACAGGAATCAGTCCCAACCCGAACCCGATACCCCAAAATGTAAGTGCTGAAGAGAGTGTCCTCGCTACTTGTTTAAACGAAGATAGCACAGAATTTTTTGATACCATATCCCATACTCTCAGTGCCGATGATTTTTATCTATACAAGCATCAACTGATCTTCAAATGTATAAGCGAACTGGCCACTAAAGGCGAGAGCTTAAATGAGATAACATTAGTAGAAGAACTAAAGAAGCGTAATGCACTCGATGAAGCAGATGGTGCCGTTGGTATCATAGATTTAATGGACAAGAAGGCATCTCCCTTGCAAGCTCCATCATTAGTGAAGGTTGTGAGGGAGAAGTCTGATCTCCGAAAACTTATTAGATCCCTACGAGTAAACCTTGAGAAGGCCGAACAGGAGACAGAAGAATTTAATGTAATCAAAGGGAAATTAGAGAATGATTTCCTTGAATTAGAGAAAGGTGGCAAGGATGACTTCAGTCTATCTAATTCTATAGAAATCCTTGAGAATGAGTTCCAGGAGCAGATTGAGGGTAAGTATACCCAAGAATCCATAAAGACCCATATAGAGCATCTGGATGCCGTTCTAGGGTGTTCTGGCATAGGCTTGGGAGAGGTAATGGTAATCTCAGCTCCAACGTCCTGTGGTAAGTCTCAGTTAGCTCTAAATATTGTTACTAGGGCTATGATGAGAGATCAAGTGCCTTGTGGTATATTTAGTTTAGAGATGCCACAAAAACAGATAGCCAAGAGACTGATCGGTATAAAGTCCCAGGCTAGTCTCAAGCAAGTACAAGAGGGCGTGATATCAGATAAGCATATGAAGCGTATTAAGGATGCTTGTAGCGATATCAAAGAGTTTCCTATATACACTGTACACAATATTAAAAACATTTCTGATCTATGTTCTTACGCCAGAACTATGGTTCGTAAACATAAGGTCAAACTATTAGTCATTGACTACTTACAGCTGATACCTTGGGACAATAAGAATATGTCCAAGAACGATGCTATTGCAGACATATCACACACGATCAAGCAACTTGCCCTGGAGCTTAATATTGGTGTACTGTTACTGTCACAAGTAAATAGAGAAGGAGCAAAGCGTGATGGTGGTTTAGCTATATATGATTTGAAGGACTCCGGTGACATCGAGAACGATGCAGATGTCATTCTACTTATGTGGCCAGAAAATGGTGACATAGAACAGTCCAAAAGACTTGACGGAAACGGCCCATACGTTAATATGAAATACAACATCGCTAAGAATCGTGAGGGGGAACGCGATGTTAAAGGTAAGTTTAAATTCTATCATACGATGGGTTTGTTCTATTAGTTTGATGTAGGTAGTCCGCCTATTAAGATGGCGGTGGGTGTTAATATGTTGCCCTTTTCGCCGCCTACATCATTTGATTTTTGAAAAACAAAGAAAGACAGATAGCTAAAGATATACTTAGACTGTACCCACAGCTAGGTGATCTCCAGGAATCATTTGAGTTTGACCATCACGACTTCGAGTGTGATCAATACTTAATGGAAATAAAATCCAGAGACACTAGGTATAAGTCTTGGATTATTGAAAAGATGAAAGCAGATGCAAACCTGTTGTACGCTTTCTCTCAAGCTAAGATGTTCTTATATATCACAGAGTACAAAGGTACTGCTTATGTTTGGAACATAACGAAGATGGCCGATAATCATTACGACTTCAATTGGGAGACACGAAAGATGCCGGCCACAACAGAGTTCGACAATAATAAGTTCGTGGACAAAGAAGTAGGATACTTATACGAAAAGGATGCTACTGTTGTTGAGATGCTCTAAATTGTTCACGTCTCTCTAAATCTTCGATAATTGCTCTATTTCTAGGATCGTTTAGATTTTCTGGATTTGCTGCTCCTAACCGATCTATTATTTCCCTCAAACCTGCATCTTGCTCTAATTGACGTTGGGTAATATCGATAGCTTCTAACCTAGGTGTATCTGAAATCAAAGTAGATGATATTGATGAGTTTGCAGCATTATCTAATTCTAATCCAAATAAAAGTTCTTCCGGCAACCGTATATCTGATTTTTGTAAATCCTCAAGTTTTTGTGCCACTTCTTCATCACTTGGTGCACCAAAGTTTTCTAATCCTCTACTGACTAAATATTTAAATAAGTACGGCCTACTTTTTGCTAATTGATTTTTATTGAAATAAGTAGGAGTTCTAAGTAATTCATCCAATAACTTAGGATCAGACATAGCATCATTAATTATAGTAATTGCTTGGTTGCCAGATAATTTTTGTAGTGTATTTGTGGTTTGCTTTTTAATATAAGTTGCAGCCGCTAACGATGATCCACTGCTGAAAAAGTCGGCACCAACACCACCCACGAACAAACCTATAATTGAATGAAAGAAATTATCTACATTTTTCCAACCACCTGGCTCGTTAGCTTTGCCACCCTTTGTTGCTATATATTTACCGTACTTTTCTAGTTCGTTAGCAAACTTTTGGACATTCTTAATTTCTGCAGCAGTAAAACCAGCTTGCTTTAAAAAAGGAATAAGTTGTCCTTCATAATTCACACCAACGCTTTTGTATCCAGTCTTTACTAAATCATTTAACAAACTAAAAGATGTTGCTGATGTTCCTTGTTCAGCTATGCCAATTAATCCTAACCTTACACTGTCTTTGATACCTTCATTTACCAGCGATCTCGATATACCTAAATCGGTAAAGAAATGTTCTGGCACCTCTTTAGACATAACCAATCTTTGCAACTCTTTTAACTGCTCGATACCACCTTTACTCATCATCATCTTTTGGATGCCAGTTGTGATATCATCGCCTAAAAATAAATTAACAGCGCCTAAACTTTCCTTGCCATAGAATCCAGCCTTTACTTTCGCCAATGAAACATTGTTGTCCAGCATCTTTTTTATGACGGATACATCGCCGGATGCATTCAAAATAGTTTCTTTAGCCCTTATCATTTCGGGCATATCAAGTATTGCTTTGTAATTTTCGTAAAATAGTTGACCTCTTCCTGGTACTAACGCTCCGTCTTGCACAACACCTCTTGTGTTTACAAACAAGTTAACCATATAATCTTGTAAGAGTTGCTCAACAGAACCATTTTTAACTCTTGTTATGTCACCAGCAGGAGTTGATTTAATATTCTTAGTAGCTAAAAGAATTTGATTAACATTAACTTTACCGGTTCTATTTAGATTGTTTCCTCCGGTTTTAAAAACATTTAATAATGATAAAGTAGGATCTATTGGACTACCATCTGATGAAAGCTGTAATATTTTGCCTACGATGCCAGATTTAAATGTTGTGTTATAATCACGAGAAAACGCAATTGCTCTCTTTAGAGTTAGATTACCTTCATCTGGTAACTCAGCTAAATCATCTAAGATTGAACTTCTTATTTCATTTGCAAAATAAGCGTTTTGTCTTACTTGACCCTTTTCTATGCCACCCATACCTTCAGTGCCTAAGGTTCTTCTTAGTTCGTAAAGATCGCCGATAGTCTTGATTTTTCTATCGCCCCTTAATATTTCTTGTGCACTAAGTGGTAAAGCATCAATGCCGTGTTTTTGAGCAAGAGCCTCAATGGTTTGCATTGTTGCACTCTCGTAAGGTATTTTAGCTACTGTGGCTACATTAGTTAAATAAGTATCTCCGTAAGCATTTCTTAGGGCTTCTGGATTTGAAAAAGCATTTCCAGTGTGAACTCCGTTTGCTTGCCTTTGTTGCCTATGGGCATCAACTTGTGCTATGAAGCTATCAAACTTCTTTAATGCTTTCTTACTACCACCAGTAGCTTCGATAACACCTTGTCTTAATATGTCTTGAGTAGCATATACTTCATCTGCATTTAGTCTTAAAAGATACTCTTCATTAAGTTGTTTGAGACCACCTTTACCAGATTCAAATCTGTTTAGTACTTCATTAATGTTTTTTGCATTTATATCTATTGTAGGAACAGATACTATTCTATTGAAGTCTCCAAATATACCAGTTCCTGGTAAACTTACATCTAAATCTACTAATTCCCAAGCATCATCGACTTGTTTGCTAAATATTGTCTTTGACTCTTGTAACGCTTGAAATGTAGCTGTAGCTATTTCATCTGGGTCGGGTAAATTCTTTGTAACTTGACTTAACTGCTCTATGGCCTCTTGTGTTAGTTTTGATGTTGATGCCGCTAAATCTTTTTCAAACATTTGTTGAGAAAGTCTAAACCACGATTCTGCATCTACAACCTTACCCTTAGAAACAGGCTCTATGAGTTTATTCAATTGTTGTAAAAACTCTTTATCTCTGAGGGATATGTTTACCGCCCCATCCTTTGCAGTGTTTAAAATAGTTTCTAGATAAGTAAATCCCTCATCGCCTAGCAATAACTGCAACGGTGCCTTAACATCTGGCGGTAGATTACCATCCTTCATTAGCTTGTGAAGATACTCAGCGCTTTTCTCTGGATCTGTTACTCTTTGCAATAGTTCGGCTGCACTCTGAAAGTTTCTGTAGCCCATATTTTCAAAGTAAGCTCTAGCTACTGCACTTGCCCGCTTTCTAGCTTGGCTTTTTATGTGTGCATTATATACAAAGGGTACAACTACGGTTGCCGTTATACCTGCTCCACCTTGTTCTAAAGCACCGCCTCCTCGCGCTACTACTTCAGTTTCAGCAAGTACACCAAGACCCTCTACGCCAGCTGTTGCCCAAGGGTTTTTGAGTATAGCTTGTCTAGTTAGTGTATCAACTTTTTTAGCAAATGTTCTTACGCCTGGAATCTTCTTCCCGACCTCTAATGCTCCAAAAAGATATGCGTAAAAAGATGCGTACTCACCAGTAATTCTTTTGGCGTTTTCAAATCTGTCCTCTGAATCTGGCATTGCACGGATTGCCTCTGCTTGCCTGTTAATTTCTCTATTAAGTTGACCCATATGATACGAGTTGGTCATTCTTGCTATATCTCCAAAAATTGAATCTCCCTTTACTCGTTTTGGTTCACCTTTTTTAGATCTAAAGTAATTATCAGTTTCTACAACCATTCTATCTAGACCTAATAATAATCCATTAGCTATATCAAATGTCGAACCAGTTAAAAACATACCAGGTTCTATGACAACATCGTAAACTAAATCCCCAACACCATACGAGCCTAGCATCATATCAACATCTAAAATGGTTCTTGCTTCACGATCTTGAAAGTTAAAGAAATCTCTTTCTGACATTTCTTGCTCTTTTCTGGCCATAACATTGTATATGTTATCTTCATCAACTGCTGTTGGAGTAGACTCAAACATTAATTGTTGATCACCTTCTTGATACATCTGACCTATAGTCTCAAGATATTCTGCTTCTGATATTTTTTCTAAACCTTCTATTTCGTCTGCACTCATTAGTCTGTTGTATTGTATGGCTTTAATGTATAATAGTCATCACCGAATTTGAAAGTAGTTCCGGGTGCTGCTTTTATCGATATTAGGTAGTCTCTAGCATCTGTTGGCGAATCAAAAGCAATAGAAAAATCAGATTGTATATTCTTTGTTGGGTTTATTATTAAATTACCTTGTATTTCTGATAAATCTACTGGTGACATACCTAATTTAATTTCACGAGGTGCTTGTCTGTATAACTCATTATACGCTTTTCCAGCTCGCACGCCCTGTGCTATAGATCTCTCTAAATATTGATTCACTAAATTTATAGCCAATTGGTTATTTGTCAGCACGCCAAATCCTCCAATTGCTTGCTCAATAACTTGTCTGTCAAATTCTGTCAAAACACCTGGGCCTAATATTGGTACTCTAAGTGCACCCAGTTGTTGTCTAAATTTAGCTTTACCCTCAGCTGTAGCATATTCAGCCGCAGTAACAGCATCGTCTCCAACAAGATTTTTATAAGCAAATGATAGTTGTTCTAAGAATCGTGTACCACCAGAGTCACTCATACGACCTCTAGTGTCTATATAATCTTTAAAGTCTTTTGTTTCTTGAACTTTTTGATTGTATAACTCAAAAGATTTATTCAGTCTATCCTCTAAGTTCACTAAAGAGCTATCTGACATTGGTGTCACCTTAGTAAGATCTAGCACATTTAATTTACCTTCATTATCGTAATAAACTTGTTGACCCTTTGTGATTTGATTACCGAATCTGTCTTTTAATCCAGGACTCACTTCATTTACTTGTGAAGCTAGTACTCGATAAGCATCTGTGTCATCACTTGGGTCATCTGGTGTTCCACCATCATCATAGTTTACTAAGTATGTTCTTGGGTATTCGGAACCAAAACCTAATGATTGAACTTCGGGTGCATTTGGATCAAAGACTTTGTCGGGATCAACTATGTCGCCATCAAATGTATATACCTGTTGTCCATCTGGGCCAGTTACAGTTTGTAAAGTAGGAGCTTCAGTCGGCGTAGGCAAATCTCCCATAGCTTTTAATACGCTCATAATATCGCCACCACTAGTATTATTTATGTACTTAATAAGTGCGCTATATTCTGGAGAACCAGCTTCAATACCTATGCCCATATTTTCTAGAAATTGTGGCATAAATGTGTTCAGTTGAGCTTCGCGCTGATTTTTTATTTTTTTCTCTTGTTGTTTTTGAGCAAAACCTAAAATAGCGGTCTGTAATCCAGCTGTTACTTCTTGTATACCTTGTTGCTCTAAAGCAGCAGCTTGTAAAGCAGGCGTTACGTCAAGTTGAGATAACTGTATAGGTGATGATCCTTGAAGCATAATTAGTTTCGTAAGTCTCCTATTGAAAATCCTAAGTTTCCTAAGTTGCCTATTGTATTGTCTATTTGATTCTGTAGTACATTAGCTTGATTGAATGCATCTATTCCACTAGAATAAATTTGATTCATACTAGGAACATTTGCTTTTGGCTTACTTCCAAAATCCATATTGCCCAATATACCTCCAATTCCTCCAATTGTTGAACTTAGTATCTTACCTTGTGCCGCGGCTCCTTGTGCTTGAGCTAAACCTTGACCTAATAGTGCCTGTGCTCTTTGTACATCTGTAGCAGAACCTAATGATGCTGCCATTCCAGGGTCTGTGACTTGCACCCCTAAAGGTGTATTAACAAATATCTGTTCTTCAACAGAAGGTGTAAATAAGAAACGAGATGGATCTACCATAGCTGCTGAAGATGTTTGCAGTGCTCTTTGTCTAGCAGCAGCAGCTTGTTGAGAAAGTACATCGGAAGCACCAGCACGGCCTAATATTGCTTGAGCCACAGCTCCTTGACCTCTACCTCTACCTTGGCGAACAGCCATTTGTAATGCAGTTTGTTCTGCTTCTCTAGCTCTTTCTCCAGAGAGTGGAGCAGCGGCTTCTGTAGATAATCTTTCAGCTTCAGCCATTTCTAGTTCAGCTAGTCTAGCTAATCTTGGATCTTCTAAAGTTTCTCTGATATCTGCACCGTATTGACCTAGCAAATCCAACTGACGTAACTTAGACTCTTCTTGTATGTCTCTAACACCACGAGCCCTAAGTCCAGCTAACTCTTGAAACTGAGGTATCAGTTCTCTTTCTCTACCAAGAATAGTGCCCATTAGTTCTGGGCTATAAATGCCAGTACTGTAAGCATCTCTAATAATTTCTGAAGGATCTCTTAGCTGTTGATAAGCTCTTTCCATTGAAGCTGATGCTTTTCTTGAGGCCCTACGGGCTGACCTAGAACCTAAGGCACCACTGACTGCTTGACCAGCTATTGCTTTACCGGCTGAACTTCCTAGAAATTTACCAACTGCTGGAAGTATTGAACTAAGAAAAGGTTTAATCGCTCCAATCCTTACGAAGTAATTAAAGATAAGATTATCTAGAGGTCTAAAAAATTCTATTAAAAAGTTTTTCATACTAAGCTGTTCGTTTCCACATATATACGACTATGTAGGGTTGTAAATTCGTATGAGCTGATGATGCATCTGTGCCACCAGTTGTACCAGTTTGACCTAAATCACTAGCTCGACTATTGCCGGGTTCTGCACCACTACTACCATCAAAACTACCACCAAGTAGTGTATGACTATGAGACGGCAATCCAGATTGTGCCGCAGTAAGTGTAACTTCTTTTACACCTCCGGTTTCTTCTGCTGTATCAAAGTCTGTGTCACTGGAATCAATACCTACTGGTACTCTACCAGCACCAAAAGATACCCAAGTACCGAACCCTAATAGTGTTCCGGGATTTGTTGAGTTTGTAGCATTTGTGTAAATAGAGCCAATTGGATAAATCGTATCTAAAAATGATTGTGCAACTTCAGTAGATGTAATCGCATCTGGAGCAATTGTAATAGCACCACCAGATAGTGTAGTCTTAGTATTGTCAACGGCGGATGAACTAAATGTAGCAGCATCAAGCATTTGATTCAACTTACCAGCTGTAAGTTGCTCACCGTTTGCGAAAGTTTTTCCTTTAGTTATTACTGACATAATTTAAGATACTAAGGTTGCACTGAAAAAAGTTTTTGTACCGATAACATTACAACCGACACCCGATGTTTTAACTAATTCTAATTCTATGTAATCACCAGAAGATAATAAAGCCGTATGTGAAATTTCTATAGATAAACCGGGAGAAGAGACAGTACTACCACTATCATTTCTAATGTAGCACAATTCTGTTCCATTTTTTCTGATAGCGGCTGAATAGTCCCCATTGTCTGTTTCATCTGTAGCTATAATTGCATTGATAATATAAACTCCAGTAGTGTCTACAGTGATTCTACTGTTATTGGTGCTATTATCGTGCAGATTATTATCATCAGATATTTCTGAATTAAAAGAAAGTATAGTAGGATGAGTAACAGCAATACTACTTGAAGTATTAGTTACTAAACAATTTCTTTTCTTTTTGGCTATTTCTGCGTCCACATATGCTTTGATACTTTGTTGTGTAGCACCTTTGGTGTTAGAGTCAGTTGACATTGTATCCTCATCTAACAATAATCCGCTTGCTCCAACAATAGGCACACTAGCGTTACCAGAACCTATATTACCTAATACGTTTTGGTTAGTTATTTCAGCCAATTTTGTTACCGCTACTGCCGCATTACTAGCAACATCGTCATTAACAATATTTGTTACTGTTGCGTCATTTACGTGGTTATTCAGAGTAGTAGAAGTGACTGTATCACTATTACTAAATCCGCTACCGTTTGAACCTATACCAGATTTTACTGTTGCCATTATTCTGCTCTATGTGTTGATCTAAATGTTTCTACACCAGAAACCTTCACTGCCCTCAGTTTAGGTCTTCCAGTAATTCTTGTAATTTCTATATCGAGTCCGTATGCTCTCTTGTTACCTATTCTACCACGTATGGCAACATCTTCTTCTGCCGCCAGGTTAGAACCTCCGTTGAGTTGATGTAAGGTTTTGAGGTCTATATTATCTTCGTCAATATTCTCTGTGTTACCAGCTATTGAGAAGTCCGTAGGGAACTCGCCGGACTCGGCGTGAATCTCAAAATCATTCCATTTCTTGCGGTCTATGCTACCTATTGTAAATTGTCTAGTTCTAGCTACGGCTTCCACTTCTACAGCAGTAGCTGTATCTTGACCTAGTGTAGAAATTATAGCATCTTGTCCGTTTTCATTTACATCTAGTTGATGTATACCACCTTGTTTATTGATAGCGTATACGGCTCTATTTGTGCCTTTACCAGCTACAATCAAGTCCAATATATCAAAAGTCGTAGTACCATTTCCATAGGTATCAATAGATTCCCACTGTTTATTTAGAAAGTTGTAAATAATAACAGCATTGTTTTCTATTGAATCATCTAAAGGAACTGCTAAATAATATCTATTATCAAAGTATGCTGATACAGATTTATCTGCGTGGGCTTTATTTATACGTTGGATAGTTTTATTTATGGGCTCACTGAGCGGTAAAGCAGTACCTCTAAGGTTGTACTCATCTACGAAAGATATACCATAAACACCATTATCGGATAAGAATAAAACCTCGGATCCGATTTGTTCTATACTTCTACGAGCTAAACATCCAACCTCGTCAGTTACTTGTCTTACAGATGATGAAGCAAGATTTATTGTATTAAATACAGTATGAATACTATTACGATTAAATATAATAAGTTGGTCATTAGCAAATGATTGGAATCCTACCACGAAGTCGGCACTACCAGCATTGAATCTAAACTGTGAAAATATTTGGTCAAATGTATCCGAATCTAATATATCAGATATAAGCACTTCGTCCTTGATATTCCTATCAGTAATTGTTGCACTTCCGGATGATCCAGTAACTTCAAAGTTATATGGTACTACTAATCTCTTATTATGATAAGCACCGAAGTTTGGAGCTGGCGAGTGAGTAAACCCTAAGCCCTCCGAAACCTTTTGTGTAAATACTACATCGGTTTGATTAGTTACGTCACTTGAGTTTACAAAAAATTTGAATAATGAACTTGTTGCTTCTGAAACTATAAACTCAGTAAACGCAGTTAATGTACTACTTCCAGCAACTGTTAGAACCACTGTATCACCTTGAGACAAAGTGTTAGATACTGTAACTGTAGCTACTCCGTTAGTTATAACAAATCCAGTAGCAGCGAGTTTAACCGGTTGAGTGTAATCACCATTAGCAACCAACAAGAAAGTAGGACTTACTTTAGCATCTGACAACGTATAAGTCTCTGATCCGGTTCCAGATCCTATTGAGTAAGTAAATACTTTGTCGCTAATTTTAGTTATTTCAAATTGACCAGTAGGATCAGTGGTTCCAGTGAGCCCACTAATATCTACAGAATCTCCAGTCTCTAATCCGTGATTTGCAAATGTGGTAATTCTACCAGTAGTAGCAGCATCACCGCTACTATCAACATTACCTCTAGTTGCTTTACTGATAGTAATAGGAGAAAAGAACTTATTATTCTCTAAAGATATTTGACCGCCTCTAAATATAATTACTTTATTAAATACTTGTAAAATCGATGAATCCTCTGGAATTGTTTCACCAGTCTTCAACGGCATATCAAAGGACTCTAGTGTACTTGTGTTAAATGCTACAACCTTTGCATTAGAAGCAAGTAATATATACTCTTCATCAGTTGTTTCATTTGGATCACTAAACTTGCATCCGCAAGTAACTTCAGATACTGCGGAGTCATTCAAGATAACGCCGCCAGCACAAGGTAAAAACTTTGGAGGTGTACCAGTAGTAAGTTCTTGAGGAGTAAATGAAAATCTTTCTTTTCCGTGATTGTACACAAGTGTTCCGGTAGGAGTTACAGCTAAGCCAGTTACTACCACATCAAAAGAGTTTGTACTTACATTTGATATAAATCTATCTCCGTTCGGATTTGTTCCGGAAGCAACACTTAATCCACTTATTGTAATCGCTGTTCCGTTTGATAATCCGTGAGCAGTTTCATTTATAGTTAGTGTAGTGCCAGATCTACTATATGAGTCCGCAGTAACATCAGTGCCTCCAGTGGCAGTCATATTTGCACCATTAGATACAGTCAATGTACTACTACCAGATACCGCATATGTTAATGTGCTACTAGTAGGAACAGATGCTATAGTAAATGTTCCATTCACGATGTCCGGATTAGAATCATCTGAAACAATATCGTTTACTTGTATTGTATCTCCTACAGATAAATGATGATCATCAACGGCACTAGTCGCTTCATTGTAAGTTGTCAAAGTTACAACTCCACCAGAATGTGTAGCGGCACTTATAGTATGGGACAAGAGCATTATTTCACCAGCTGTAATCTCATCTTCTGTAGGTAATCTTAGAGCTGTACCACTTACTGCAAAAGGTGATAATCTATTCTGTACACCTTTACGAGATTGCCATTGACCATTGAGGTCTAGTCTTCCGTTCTCGCTCTTTTGTAACATCCCTGGGCCAATCTGATCCGGGCGTAAGCGATCGTTGAATCCTTTGAATCCAAGCTCCTGTTCCTCTAGCTTTTTATCATCACCAGCTAGATATGTATCATAACGTGCCATAAATTAACCACAACGCCATCTACGAAGTGCTAGAGCCTTGCGTGTAGGACGGCCTTTAGAATCTGTCATAGGGCCTTTTACGCCCTTCATACGAGCACAGAAAGATTTCTTCCTGGCAGCTCTTTTACCTTTAGGATTTTTTTCTGTTACTGGTGGTTTTAGATTGGCACCTGTCTTGCGCTTGAAGTAAGCACGTCCAGCTGCTGTCAATCCACCCTTTTTACTTTTGTGCTCTTTTCTCATTAATTCACTCTATTGTTTTTTAAATCGTCTATAAACTTTGCTTCTTCTGGAGATAATTGATCTATTTTGCCCTCTTGTAAATTATCTAAAAATTCATTAAAACTTTTCATTCCTCCGCCACGAAATCCTTCGAACTGACCTTCGTCTCTCAAAAAACCCTCTTTATTTATACGAATAAATTTTTTAAAATCCTCTATATTTCTTTTTCCAGATTGTCCTGTTATCGGATCAAATTTTTGGTTGTTAAAATCTCCTATTTCTTGCATTTGATCCGCAATCATCTGTCTGTCCAACATTGTTAGTACACCAGGTTTTTTTAACATTGATCGCAATGAACCAAACATCTCTTCTTTAGCATTTATTTTGTTTAACGCCGTATTAGGAATTGAGTATCCTAGAACGGGCAATGGAGTATCATCAGTTCCTACTTTTCGAGTTCCGTCTGGATTTACGCTAACAACAGATTTGATTGAGCCATCTGGATTGTATGTATATTGCAATGCCATTACTTTTTAGTTCTTACTTTCGCTGATGGTGTATTTGGGACAACGGCTCTTCCGCCTTTTTGGCCTCTCTTCTTTTTGCGAGCTGTTGCAGCACGCTGGGATTTCGATAGACTTCTAGCTTTAGCCATCGGAAGGCACCTGTCGGGATTCTTCTTGTTCTTAGATGTTCCGCAAGGGCCTTTGATTTCTCCATCAGTACCAATCCTTACCCAGTTTTGCTTTACCCATTTTTTTAGTTCACCCATTACTTTTTCTTACGTTTACCTTTAGCACCCTTTGCGTAATTAGGATCCTTACAATACTTAGAAGCAGCCATATTCGCATAAGCACTTGGGTACACATCAAATGTACGTCTTGCCCAAGCTTTACCGGCTGCACATATCTTATTACCCTTTCTTTTTGCTGCCATTCTTAATTAACGATTTTAGTATTTTAGCTTGTCCAGCGTGAGCTTTACTAGCTTGTTCTAGCTTTCTAGCTACGCTTAGTATTTTTCTTTTCACCTCGTAGTACCTCCAGGTCTGCTGCTGTTATCTTATCTCTAGGGATCGCCAAACGTGCAAGTTTTTTTTGTTTAGGACTGTATTTACTAAATGGCATTACTTACGTCTCCTTTTAGTTTTACCTTTTTTACCACCAGGGCAGCTACCCTTACCTTTGTGCATTACTTACGACCCTTCTTTTTCATAGTTTTCTTTTTAGGTGGTCTTCCGACTTTACTTCCGTATGTTCCTTTACCGTATGGCATAATTATTATCTCCTATTTGGGTTATTAGATTTTTTTGTTTTTTTTGAAGTATTTTCTAGAACTCGTCTACCGTAGTCAGGATCAATCATCTGTCTGTCTAACATTGTTAGTACACCAGGCCCTAAGTATTTCCCTAATGATTTTCTCTGGGAAGGATTGTTTTTTGCTATATTTGCTAACTTTGCAAGGATTTTAGATTTTTTCATAATATTATAAGTTTTTGTAAATTAAATTCTAGAATTACTTTCTTTTAATTAGAGCCACTGTCAGTAAACAAAGTCCCATAAATAAACCAACAAATGCAGGCTCTGGCACACTATTGTAATCTACTGAAAGTCTGTACTCTACTTCATTCCAGTTGTACTCTTTACCTTCGTAAAGTAATCCGTCAAATTCACTGTATGCCCACTCTGGTATAGATGGTACAAAGAAATAATTAAAGTTAGTGGATGTAATGCTATCACCCCAACCGTAGTCGAAGTCGTTGTCAATATCAAGTTCTGAAAATTCGTGGCTCATTTTTTAAATAGGGATGTAAAGATTGATGCTACCTCTTTAAAGGCTTTGGCAATGAAGTTGTCCTTAGGCAGAAACATCATTACTATAGATATTATACCAATGTAGGCAAATGCTATTCCTAGCATATTGTCCTTGTAGTTGTCGAAAATGTATTTAAAAAATTCCATTAGTTTATAGGTGATACTTGTCTTGTGTTTGAATGTGGTTTTATATCATCTCCCATTGGCTCAAAAGGAGTTTCTACAATAGGTAGATCGGACTTGACATTATCTGATTTTGACTCAGAATCGGGTGATGAATTACTTTCTTGAGTTTGCTCTTTACTTTCAGTTTTTTCTTGCTGGTCTGACGATTGCTTATCTTTGCTATCTTGTTTTGAATCGCTATCTTTAGATGATTTATCTTCTTTTGATTCTTTTTGCCCTTTATCTTCTTGCTTATCATTAGATGATTTATCCTGTTTTGTTTCTTCTCCTTTTTGTTCTGAGCCTTGCTTGGTTTCAGTATTGGAAGACTGAGAGGATTTATCTGAAGAGTCGGATGGTGAAGATTGAGAAGATGAAGGTGTGGGATCCGGTGAATCAGCGCTTCCGGACTGTGAAGAGGAGGGTGAAGCGATAGCTTCAGCTCTCTCTACAAAGTCTTGTGCAGCATCTATCTTTTCGGCCATCACTACTTGACCCCAATCATTTAACTCGTGGAAATCAACAAAGGTATCAATAAAGAATGGAGCTTCGATACGCTCCTCCACAACATCGTTTGCGATGCTCGCCACGAAGACTTCTGTCTGATCTACCGCAACCGTTGTCTGAGCAACTGCGGCTGTACTTACAGCAACACTACCAGCTGTTCCTAGTTCGCTAACCTTCTGTACAACAGGTAGGTCTTTTATTTTTTCAAGAAGCGACTTTTTAAGTTGCTTACCAGCTGACCTGGCTTGCTGGATAGCTTCAGCAGACTGCTCTTTAATCTCTTCAGAACTTTGGTAATTTTTTCCGTCCAAGACTTCGGACAGAGAATCCCGCAATTCTTTGAGTTTATCTTTGGCAGTTTGCTTATCCATTTACATAATTTACAATTCATAATTATTTACTTACTGCGGCACTTCCAAAATAAAAGGAAATAATACTGATAACCGCTGTTTTGATTTCTGGTAAAATTATATATCCGTGTAGAGTTTCGTAAGTTGTGCCTTTAACAAAGCCAAACCACTTGCTATATTCGTGAGCAACTGTTACGCCTTCTTCGCTATGAGCTAAAATAAATGGTGCAACAATTACTCCAAATAGTACAGTCAATACAATAATACGTCTAGTCCAAGCACCAAAGGCATCTACCCTAGCTGCTGCTGCATCTGCACTTGCGTCTGATGCTTGTTGTCTTTTAATAAGTCCTTCAGTGACAGCTGCTTGGTTTTGAACCATAGTGCCGATCAACTTGAATACGAACCCGGAGAATCCTCCTCCTAGCATTGCTAATAATTCTGTTGTCATTTAAGATCCTTCCATAATTTATAGATTGATAAAATAGTTAGAGCAATCAAAGCTGTTTTAGACACCACACCGAGCACAAGGTCTACGCTCTGCAATGTATCCGTGGCTATCCATCCGAAGATTCCTACGGATAATCTTTGTAGTGTCTCTTCCATACTAAACTTCCTCTGGTTCTGGGAAGGTGACGCTAGTTGTGATAGCTGACTCTTCATCTTCTGTTAGTTCGTATCCATTTACAACAAGGGCATACTTGCTGTCAGCAGTCATTTTTGGGTAAGTATGATAACGAGTACCGGAACCTACTCTATGGTAAGCGTAGCCTCGTCTAGCACCCTCTGTGTCTGCTCTTGCAATCGCATCGGTCTCTGTGTCGTATACTAAGTAGTTAATTGTTTCTTCGCTCATAATTAGTAAATATTATAATGATTGTTTATGTCTGTATTTAAATCAGCAACATCATCTTGTAATTTTGCTTTGTAATAAATGACCTCTGATACTCGACCATCCCAAGGAAAGGACGAAGAAGTACGAACGTTTCTAGCTATAGCACCATTTGTTGCATCTATTGCTGCACTTTGAACAGCGGTTGTTCCCTTTGATACGTTATCTAAAAATGCTTCTGCGTTTGTATCTCCCGTGACAAAAGATGCTAAGTAAGTTCGGTTAGCATCATAACTTCCCATATTTATTTTAGTAGCTGAGTCTCCGTAACCAAAATACATAGTACTACCAGTAAATATAGGTGTATAAAATCTAGATGAAGCAGCATCGCTACCAAGCTGACCAGCAACAGTACCGTTTCCAGAATTAACATCTCTTTCAAATACAACAAATGTTGAAACAGTATTAATGTTATCAATTACAGCAGGTACATCTAAATGGTCAGAGCTAGGAATAAAATTAAGAGATGGTTTACCTTTTGAATTTTTAACTGTACCTCCGTTATGAACAATTAATGGTTGTTCACTAGCTGTTGTCTGTGTAGCATCGTTACCGCTGTCACTTTGGTCGTACCAAGTTTCTACGAAACCATCACGAGCTATGCGAGACACTTTGAAATCTGATATACTATAATTTTGAGTACCCTCGGTATCGCCTATGGCAAAATAAACAGCAGTTGCATTTGTAGTAATACTACCAGAATTAAATCCATTTGTAATTGCTACAGAACTTGAATTAGCATTTGATGTACCATCAGATTGTTTTAAAATAACCGCTGGTGTTCCACTTGTAATGCTTGCATTGAATGAATAATAAACCACTTTTCCACTAGGTACATTTTGCTCAAACTGCCATCTAGCTCTTGTGCTTGCTACTCCAGCACTATAATCTATAGTATACCCATCTTTACCATTTGAAGTAAAAGCACTTCCATAAGGGGCGGTTGGGTCATCACTCCAGTCAGTAGACATATCATTCGCATCATTGTACAACCCATAATAGTTATTGATGTTGGACTCAATCTTGAAGCGATTGTCTGATTGGTCAGTAGCATAAAATATAGCTTCTTTCATACTACCATTAAGTGGGCTACTTGCACCATTACCTCTAGCTCCTAGCTTAACAGTGCCAATAGATTTATCACCAACATCTGAGTCAGCACCATTGTCTATTATAACTGCATTGCTATTAAAGTCAGTAGTAGTGCCACTATTTATATTGGACACTAAGTACATTTTATTAGCTATATAAGGTGTAGCAGTTAAGTTACTTTTTAGTGTTGCAGAATTATCTCTTGCTTGCCAACCTAAATTACCACTACTATGAAATAAAGTATTATACATAGGGCTACTTAAACCAGCATTACCAGCTCCAATAATATATTGAGTCGTACTAGCTGCATCTGAATTTACTACAATAAAAGCAGAAGATACTGCATCTGTTCCGGTATAAATTGATTGTAAATCATCTGCTAACAAAAAATCATCACTTCCGTCAAAGTCTATTCCATCAGAGAGCAATGCTCCATTCTCTGCAATCTTTGGTTGGTTAGCAGCAGTTGTTTGAGTTGCATTGTTTGACCCAGCTTGGTCGTACCAAGTATGGACAGTAGCTCCGTGTTTAATTATTTCAAATTTTAGATTCGTTAATGATATAGAAGAACTGCCAGAACTAACTATTGTTTGTAAAAATACAATAGACCTAAAGTCATTTGAACCATTACCAGTAAATTCAAATGAAAAGTCTCCGGAGTCTCCGTTAGAAAATTTAAAAGTATCAGATGATATTGTACCTACACCAGTTGATGTTAGGTTTGCAAAATCGTGAGTAGAAGAAGCAGTATCATTACTGCCTTGTTTTATATTAAAACCAGTTCCTCCACTAGCTGTGTAATTTACGGTACCAGAAAATCTAAATGTAGTGCTAGCAGATTCAGCTGCTGTAAGTGTTGCTGGTAGTACATAGTTATATCTAGCTGTGTTATCAGCAAATGTTTCAGTAGTTGCAACAAATGAGTTAGATGTTGCCGTTAATGTACTCCATTTTCTAAAATCAGAACCAATACCACTTGGGTAATCTACTGCACTAAATCTATCTGATAGTGTTTCATTTAAAAATCCATTAAGATCAGTAACACTTGTGCTAGCAGAACTACTACCAGTGGTTTCTTCTCCTACATTAGATACTAAAGAATTATTACTAACATTTCCATCTGAATCAAAATGTACATTTACCTCTATATCGTCTGAGCTTCTGCGAATTTGTGCACTTGGACTAATAACAGATGCAGTTAATGAAGAAAATGCTACAATTTCTCCAACATCACAATTTACTGATTGATTATTAGAATCAACTGCATTTAGTATTCTACCTACTTCTCCTATTC